CAAACCAGTTGGCAAAGATGTTCAACAGGTCGTGCATTACTCGGAGTTCGCCAGAAACAGCATCCAGTTCAAGCTCCACTTTCGTGATTTTTGGTGTTTTCATTATAGAATACCTCAAAAATGTTTGTAAAACATTTGAGGCTGTGGTATACTAAATTTACCGAACCTCAAAAGTTTGGGATTGAATCTCTGTGCTGTACGACCGCCAAGAAGTAGCAGCGCAGGGATTTTTTTATTTAATGGACTGTTCAACAAGGTCGATTCCCTTACGCACGATTTCGCTTTTGCTCATATTCAGGGATTCGGCGCACTTGTCCAACTTCCTGCAATATTCTTCGTCCAGTCTGACGCGGAGCATGGTGTCTTTTGGGTTTTCTACCTTTGGCCTACCAGTCTTAGGCGACATCTAAATCACCTCTCTTTTTCTGTCGCTACAAGTATTATATATTTGTTGCTACAAAATGTCAAGAGCTTTTCTAAAATATTTATAGTTCTCAAAAATCAAGCGCTCACGCGGTGTTATGCCGTGTGGGCGCTTTTCTTTTTTGTCCTTCGTTTGACGTTCGTTTAACGCACGGATTTGGTAGAAAAGGTACTATGGGCGCAAAGGGAGGGGGAGCGCCATGTGGCACAGGTTCAACCCGAACCCCCAAGGAAACGGCGTGGGGGATTGCACCGTGCGGGCAGTGGCGGCGGCTACAGGCCAAAACTGGGAGCGGGCGTATATCGGCCTTGCGCTTACTGGCTTTATCCTCGGCGATATGCCCAGCGCCAACCGCACATGGGGCGCATACCTCCAAAAACGCGGGTTCAAGCGCCGCATGGTGGAAGCAGACTGCACCATCTGTTACACCGTGGCAGATTTTGCCCGGGAGTATCCGCGCGGCGTGTATGTGCTGGGCTGCTCCGGGCACGTCCTGACCGTGATCGACGGCGCGTGGTGGGACAGCTGGGACAGTGGCGCGGAATGCCCGATCTACTACTGGTACAAGGAGGAGTAAACGATGCCTTATAATCCGTATGCGTATCAGATGCCGACATACTACGGCCAGCCAATGCCGGACAACCTCGCTCAACTCAGGCAGGGAACAGGCTATCAGTCACCCATGATGCAGCAGCCGACAACCCAGACAGCACAGGCTACGCCCTCCATCATCTGGGTGCAGGGAGAAGAGGGCGCAAAAGCCTATATGGTCGCCGCAGGCAACAGCGTGTTGCTGATGGACAGCGAAAACAGCGCTTTTTACATCAAGAGCACCGACGCCAGCGGGATGCCGCTGCCTCTCCGCGTCTTTGACTACAAAGAACGCACCACGGCGACAAAAATGCCCCCTCAGACGGCGCAGCAGCCCGGCGGGGAGTTTGTCACCCGGGCAGAGTTTGACGCGCTGGCGGCTCGCTGTGCGGCGCTTGAGAAGCAAGATCCTGCAAAAACTGAAACGGAGGTTAAATAAGTATGGCAAACCCTCTTTTTAACGCACTGGGCGGCGGTATGCCTGCCATGCCAAACCCTATGGGTCAGTTTGGCCAGATGATGCAGCAGTTCCAGCAGTTCCGTGCAAACTTTCAAGGCGACCCGAAAGCAGAGGTGCAAAAGCTGCTGCAATCCGGCAAAATGTCACAAAACCAGCTGAACCAGCTGCAGGCGATGGCTCAGCAGTTTCAGCAGTTCCTTCATTAAGTCGTAACCGTGGCCACGGTTCAAGCATAAAAATTATTCAAAACACACGAAAGGAGCACAAAAATGTCTCTTTCTTCCGATTCTGCGGTTCTGACCATGCCTGTTCAGCCCGCAAACACCAACGGCGGCAACGGCTTTGGTTTTGGCAATGATGGCGCATGGTGGATCATCATCCTGTTCCTGTTCGCCTTCTGCGGCGGCTGGGGCGGCAACTGGGGAGGCAATGGCAACACCGGTGCCGGTGTCGTTGACGGCTACGTCCTGACCTCCGATTTTGCCAACATCGAGCGCAAGATGGATGGTATCAACAACGGCATGTGTGATGGCTTCTACCAGCAGGCGCAGCTTGTCAACGGCGTGCAGCAGACCGTGAACAACGGCTTTATGTCCGCAGAGATCAGCCGCGCAAACCAGCAGGCGGCGTTCATGCAGCAGCTGTTTGCCATGCAGATGCAGCAGCAGGAGTGCTGCTGCGAGAACCGCTCTGCCATTCAGGGCGTCAACTACAATTTGGCCACTCAGTCCTGCGAGACCCGGAACACGGTGCAGAACACCACCCGGGACATCATCGACAACCAGAACCAGAACGCCCGCGCCATCCTTGACGCCCTGACCGCACAGCGCATCGAGGCAAAGGACGCAAAGATCGCTGAGCAGGGTCAGCAGCTGTTCGCAGCACAGCTTGCGGCATCTCAGGCAGCCCAGAACGAAACGCTCAAGGCCTACATGAGCGGTCAGCTGGCCTACTACAATCCGCGCCCCGTGCCCGCATTCCCGGTTCCTGCACCTTACCAGTACGGTAACTGCGGCACCGGTTGCAGCTGCGGCAGCTGCGCATAACCGAATCACGGCAACTTTTTCCAAAATGGAAAATGTTCAGCCCCTGAGCTGATTTTGCAAACCAGAGCGCCGGGGCAAAAGTCCCGGCGTTTTTCTATGAAAGGAGTATTTGAATGACCGTAGCAGAGCTGAAACAGCAGTTTGTAGATTATCTGTACAGCATGGATAAGAACAAAATGAGCATGATGGAATTGAACACTTATGTTTTCATTTTGAAAACCCTGCTTGATACGGAAAAAGCAGATCCATCCAATTCTTGGATGGATATTTTAAAAACCGTTTATGCGGTAAATGCGCCTGTTTGTGCAGAAAAGGAGGTTTCGGATAATGGCTGAATTTAGCAACTCCAACACCGTCATCGTGGCGGCGGGTGAAAACCTTCCCCTGACTGAGACCGCGGTGAAAGCCCCTGCCTGCATCATGCACCGTGAGGGCAGCGGCCTTGTGACCCTGCGGGGTCTGACCAATCAATGCAAAGCGCGCTTCAAGGTAAGCTTTGGCGGCAATATCGCCATTCCCACTGGCGGCACTGTTGGACCCATTTCCGTGGCGCTGGCTGTCGGCGGTGAGTCGCTGACCAGTGCGACAGCCATTGTCACCCCGGCGGCAGTCGAAAATTTCTTCAACGTTTTCGTGGCCGCGTTCATCGAGGTGCCGCGCGGCTGCTGCGTGACCGTGGCGGTTAAGAACACCAGTACGCAGGCAGTCAGCATTGCAAACAGCAATTTGATTGTTGAGCGGGTAGCATAAGAAAGGAGATAAAGTCATGCTGGATAAACTGAATCATCTGAAGGATGAGATGTGCGAAGAGCTCATGGAGCTGACCGACAAAAAGAACCGATCCCCGGGTGATGTTGAGATGATCGGCGAGATCGTGGACATCATTCTGGACATCCACCGCATCGAGGACTACTGCGAGGGCGGCGAGTACAGCCGTGCGGGCGAGTGGGAAGCTGACATGCGCGGGACTTTCGGCCATGATGCCGGAAACGGTTATAACCGGGGCAACAGCTATGCCAACCGAGGCCGTCACTATGTGCGCGGGCACTACTCCCGCACGGATGGCCGTGAGCGTATGATCTCTGACATCGAGGACATGATGCAGGAGGCCACCGGTGCAGAGCGTGATGCCTACAAGCGGGCCGCTGACATCTTGCGCAACGCATAAGAAAGGGGGCGGCAGGCATGGACATTGACGAGATCAACACCCACATTCACAAGCTGAAATGCGGTTCGACGGACTGGCAGAGCGTGGAGAAGCTTGCCGCCCTCTGCACTGTGCGGGACGAGCTGGAAGAAGCACACGCACCTGAAACGCAGATCCAGGCACTGCCGCCCGCGACTTATGCGGCGGCGTACTCCACGGCAGCGGAACCGCAAGCGGACTTTGTGGCGGGCGCC